CATCCTTAGCCCGGATAATGGGAGTTACTATAGTGTTTTTGATAGCTGAGAGCTTACTCTTGATAGCCCCCACCTTTGAGGAAACCTCATCTTTTATCCTTGCCACCAAAGGAGATACAAACTGAGATTTCACGGCATTGAAAGTAGACTTGATTTTATTCAAACCCACTGTAGCCCTATCAGCCAGAGTAACCACCGGGGAAACTACCCTGTTTCTGAGTAACTCTAACTTTTGTTTAATCGGATCTAACCTCTGAGAGATATGATCCTTGAGGTTTACTATAGGCTCAACAACTCTCCCCTTGAGCTCCTCCATCTTAGCCTTGATATCAGCTACTTTCTGCTGAGCCGCCTCATCATTAGCGGCTATCTGAAATTCAAGGTTCTGATCATGTAAACTCATGATATGCTGAGCCATAGCATCCAGCTTACCCTTAGCCTCTCCATCCTCCACATTTACACTGTACTTAGCATTTGTGTAAGCATCTAAGGCTTGCCGGGTACTCTCTACTTGCTCCTGAAAAGTCCTCATCTGCTGTATGTTTTTCATCAGAGTAGCGGACATACCATCATTGAGCTTTATCCTTGCCCCAAACTCAACCATGCACTCCACCTCCTTTACATAGCCTATGAGGGCAATATTTTAATGATTATTCTGTAGCTTTTTACTGAGCTCCTCACGCTCCTCAAGCTCCCTTGAGTAGAAAGCCTGTATCACTGTGAGCTCTCCCCTTGACATAGAATAAAATACGGACGGGCGTATACCTCTCTTTACCCAGTAGTAATACATGAGGTTAGTTAGCCCATCCGTATCTATCAGTTTTTTACTTCTTTCACAGCCTCATCAGAGAAACCGGAAAGCTCAGAGATAGCTCCATACAGCTTAGCGATCTCACCCGGCATAAAGAGAGCCTTAGCCAGATCCTTAGGCGTAGCCGCCTTAAACTTAGCCTTGAGCTCATTATTTTTAAGGAGCAATCCAGCGGCTACCAGCTCACCCTTTTCATTAGGTACCAGAGCCTCTACTCCCTCAATGATAGTCATAATCTGGAGCTGGTTCACATCCAGATCCACATCCTTACCCCGGATATCTACAGCCATATCCTGTAACTCCTCATGCTTATCCTGAGAGAGTGCATTACATCTCACAATAAAGGGAGCACCCAAAATCTCAGAGAGCCGGGAGATCTCCATATCCTTGTGAGGCATCTTGATAGTACCCAGATCAGCCCCCAGCAAAAGCTCCAGCATATTCTTAGCCGCTACATTGCCCTCTTTCTTTTCTTCCATCACTTCATTTTCGATTACTTCATTCTTAGCCATTGTTATAAATCCTCCTATAATCCAAAAAATGAGGGGATACAGGCTATTTAGCCCATATCCCCTACCACACTATGTAATTGTGTTATAACTCTCAGCTCAGCTTATTTCTGAGGCTTCACCGTATCCAGATACTCATAGCCTGTGAAAGTAAAGGGGACTTCCACCTCACCGGGAGTCTGAGCCTCCCAGTCAAACAGAGTAAGATCATCCACGGATACACCCGTGAGCTTGCATCTCTCAGCTCCCCAAGCATCAGGATCATCCAGCTTAGAGATCAGAGTAAATCTCAGATCTTTCTTTTTCTTGATATAGTCCTTGAGCTTGATACCCATCCGGGTATTGACCTTTTTCAGAGTGAAAGAGCCCTTACCAGTACAGCCCACCACCTTTGTATCAGTGAACCATGTACCGCACATCTTGATTTCTTCCTTGTTAAACTCTACCTTTGCCTGAGACTTTGTAGCCTCTGCTACATAGTCATTATCCAGCCAGAGCTCACCAAAGGTACCGGACATTACTCTTTTAGCTTCTACCATGTTTTCTCACCCCTTTCCCATTACTCTTTGGTAATGATGATATCAACATCTTCGATAGCATCCAGAATACCTACAGACCCGGCAAGGAACACATGAGATCCAGTGTTAGCCTGTCTGATAGCCTGTTCATCCATCTCAGAGGTATCTACCCCAGTGCTCTCAAGGTACTGCCTCTGTTTCTCCACATTGATATCAATAGTGGAGGCTCCAGCCATCAGATACCCTCTCCGCTCCAGCTCAGTGAAATATCCACCGATAGCCGCAATCAGGAGGCACTTGTTATCATAAGAGTTACTGTACTTACCCACATAGCTCTGATTGATAGTATCCGTGATATCCTGAGTGATCATATCCTGAATGGCTACAATCTTGATCTTTTTCAGATCCTCAGTCTTTGTCTGAGATACCGTCTTGAGGGAAGTAACCGCCCTACCGATAACGATATTGGAGCCTGTATCATACAGGGTAAGGAAACCGTTATCAATCATGGTATCTACAGCACTATCCTCAGCATCCGGGATCTCAGTGATCTCATCCAGAGCATAGTAAGTAGCGGACTGAGTGAGATCCAGCCCAGCAAGGATACCAGCAATACGCCCACAGAGCTGAGCGGCTGTATAAGTGGTATCTCCAGCCTTAACCGTATCTCCTCCGGTAAATTTAACATTGATAATACCCTCATGATCATCCGCTGTAGCCTGACCCGGTACAACCGCCTTAGGAGACTGTTTACCGGAGGCTCTCTTAGTCTTAACCCAGTTTACAAGCTCCGTTCTGCAAGCCGTTGTAATCGTAGGATCTCCACAGATATAGTTAGTTCTGTGGATAGAAAAGAATTTCAGGGCATCCGCATAGCTCACGGTTTCCGCTGAGCCGTTGACCACATACAGAAAGATTTTCTGAGGAGATCCCATGAAAACCTCTGTAAGGTACTGTTTATTAGCATCCGTCAGCCCATCCGGGATCACTTCTGTACCGCTGACAGTGTAACCTCCAGCAAGAGCCGCCGCATCTTTCAGGATTACACCTACCACACCAGTAGCTCCCACCGTGATAGACTGAATAGCCTGTTTCACAAATTCAATGAAAATGTTAGGCAATCCCATAGCCATCTTAGCATCTCTCCTTTCTGCTAATTCTTATTGTTTTTCGTAACACTAAACTCCACATCCTCAATAGCCTCATACCCAGCATTAGGATCACTCCGGGCATCATCCGTAAATGAGGAGGTAAACTTTGTATATACAGCGTTTTCACTTAGCCTCACCTCTGAGTTAAAGTTATCCACCTTTGCATATCTCTGTTTCTCCCCCTCCGGGGTAATTACCGGAAAGCATCCGGGCAAAAGAAAAAGCCCTTTCAGGCTCTCTCTCATCTCATACAGCCCCTCAGCATATACCTGATCAGCCGCATTTCTGGTATTAAAGTAAACTATCTGATAAATGGGAGTATCCTCATATACATTGAGGTTTATAAGGCTTGTGCTCTCTGTCGCAAGCGTCACCAGAAAACAGGGACGCTTAAAGCCGTTAGGCACATCCATGATATGTACAGGGATACCGGGGTTATGATCCGCTATCACCTTACATATACTGTTTAATACCCTCATCTTAGCCTCCCTCTATCTCTCTGGCTATCTCCTCCATAAAGCTCTCACCTAAGGTTTTAAGATGAGGCTTAGCCTCCTCAAAACCCTTTTCAAGGAAAAACACACCCGGTATATATCTCTCCTTTAACATTATCCCATTAGAGGATTTACCGCCTTTTTCGTGGTGTATATACTTTGATCTCCCCTTTGCTGATAAGTAACTCACTGGTAAAAACCGCTTATGCTGTACATGACCATCATTCACATACAAAGCATACTCCACATTAGTACCCGTTTCCCCATAATCAGGGGTTACAGTACCTATCTGGAAACTACTCACCAGCCTTGAGGTATCTACAGGGATCTTAGGGAGCACATACTCATTTATCTTTGTAAGCATCCGGGTAATAAGTATCTGCTTTTTCTGATCCATGTTATCAGCCGCTCTCTCAGCCCTTGCTATAAAATCCTCCCATCCGGGTACCTCAAAGCTACTCACCTTTTACACCTCCTCATCTACCATGAAAGAGGTTTCTAAGTGTGTACGCTTCTTATACGGCTTATCCGCTATTACCTTGTATTCTGTCTCAGGTATGATCTGATCATACTCATCCAGCTCATAGATATACAGGATATCCCCCAGCCGTATATCACACTCTTTATCTGTGTATAAGGTTCCCCTTGTTCGGTTCTCTTTTTGTGGCTGTAGCTGGTTAGTATTATCCTCAGATGCACTAAAGGTACAATCAAACTCTCCTACAGTCTCAAGGGATCTAACAGGGCGGTTATACTCCCCCAGCGTTTCAGCATAACGCTTTACAATTACCTTTTTATCAAAGTAAAACATGGTATCACCTCCGGGGTATCAGGCGTACATACGGATATAACCGCTGTTTAATAGCATCCGGTAAGTATGCCTCAAAGCTGGTAGTATTATCCCCCAGAGTTTGAGAGGCGTATCCCTCAGCCTCACGCTTACGATACCGGGCAAGCGCAAGATCCTCCTGTACAGACTTGAGCCGCTGAGGAAATACATCTTTTTGCTCAATCACCGCTCCACTCTCATCAAGTTCATCCTCCATAAAAGTATCACGGCAAAAAAGCTCTATATCCTCACGGGCTTTCTCAAGTAATACCCGTACAAGCTCCAGCTTTTTAGTGTTATCCGCTGAGAGCCCCAAGATAATCCTACATCTCTCTAAGCTCTCCACGGTTTACACCTCCTCACCCCTCATCCAGAGAAATATCATCAATAGTGAGGAGAGCCTTAGCCTCATCAGCATCATGGGTAACATACAGCCCATTGATAAACTGTACTCCCAAGCTCCCCACCGTGAGATACTTGTTACCGGATCTGAGCTTATACTCTCTACTCTTTTTCGTTGCTTTGCCCTCTGTAGCGTTCTGAGCCGCCTCAGGAGCCTCATTAGCCTTTGTAGCCATGACATACACCTCTCTTTCTGTAAAATTGTTTTACAGGGCTATCAGAGCCCTATTGCCGGGTTATCAGGTAGTGGACTTACCCACATTGATGATCTTGAAAGCGGCATAGCTGTTCAGGAGCTTGATAGAGCTCTCATTCAGGATATGACCTTTCAGGTAATCACCAGCCTTAGGAAGATCCTCATAGAAAGTACCCCGGAGCTGAGCAATCTCAACCTGATCCAGATCCACAGCAAGGAAAGTATAATCTGCCATCTGTCTATCAACCACCAGATTGATAATACCAAAGTCAGACTCAACCCTCTGTACCGTGATACCCATCATCTGATTGAGCCCGTTCTCAATGTTCACCCGGACATTGGAGCCATTCTTAAACAGGTTATTGATCATTCTCTTGATTGTGGCATTGACAAAGGCAAAATACTCACCCTGAGAGCCCTTGTTCCACATCTTCTCAAAACCATCAAGGATCAGATCCTCAGTGAGAGTAGTGGAGGTATTATCTCCCAGCACGTTATCAGCATTGACCAGATTTACCAGCCCATTCATCTGCCGGGGAGTAGATCCGCTCTCACTTGCCTTTGTACCATTCAGGAAATACCACTCAAGATCTCTCTTGACCTCCACCAGTCTATCATTGACCTCAGCCTCAAAGCTCTTACCAATCCCCTTAGGATTAAGAGCCTGAGCGGTACCGGATACCTGAGTAACCTTTTCAATAATCTGGCAAAGATTACTCAGAGTGGTGCGGCTGGAAAGAATGGGATCACCAGCATCAGCACCCTCAAGTTTCAGAGTACCTCTTGTAGCATTGAGGGCTCTTTCCCTCCAAGTAACAGTAATATCAGTAGCCGGGACAACCGCACCTCTACCCATCAGGAGAGTAGTAAGAGGGGTATCAGTAGGGGATACCAGAGCAATCTCCTCAGCCAGATCCACAACCTCATTAGCTAAAAAATCAGATCTTTTAAGCATCGGCATAACAATAATCTCCTTTCATAGTTTTTTTATTCTTCACCGTTACGGTAAGCCTCCAGCTTAGCGGAAAGCATACCCTTAACATTTCCAGCCTTTTTAGCCTCAGCATAGCTATCAGCCTCAGGCTGTTTCTCCTTACTTGCCGGGGGAGTATGACCCTTGAGAAATTCAGCTTTCTCTTTCTCCACCTGTTTCTTGACCTCATCATCAAAGAGCTTTTTCATGCCCTTGATCCTGTCTGTGAGTTTCTGCTTTCTCTCAGCCTCATCAGAGATGAGAGCCAGATCATCCACCGCTACCAGATTTCTAAACCCGGCATCCATACCCAGCTCAGAGATTGCATCCACCACATCAAGGCGTAAACCTCTCATAATGAGCTCATGCTCCTTACGGGCATTTTCCTGAGCTCTTTCCTGATCCTCCAGCTTTCTCCTCTCCTCCTCAGAGAGCTTTTCACGCTCAGCATCCTTTTTCCACTTAGCGTTAGCTGTTTTCACAGCATCAGTAACACGCCTCTCAGTTTCTTTCTGCATCTCCTCCCGGAGCTGTTTCTCACGCTCAGCCCATCTTTCCTCCTCAGTCTTAGCTCCAGCCCCGGTACCAGTGGGCTCAGCGTTTGTACTCTGAGTGGTTTTGGTTTCTGTCGTTTCAACATTTGCGGTTTCCGTGGTTTTCGTTGCTTCATTCGCCATGTTCATAATCCTCCTTTGATAAAGTTATTCACTACATAACCCCCGTAGGTTTTATGTAAAAATCCCTCTATATCCTTGTGCATCTAAGAGGGAAAAAGTTACCCATATTACTCAAAATTAAGCACAAAAAGAGCCCTACAGGATTTCTCCCATAGGGCTACAGCCTCTAAATACTCCTCAATACCAGATCTCAGGCACCTCAGCATCAGATTTCTGATAATCCTTTACCAGCTCCTTAAACCTCCCCGGTAAAGCCGCTCTCTCATTCAGGATCTTAGCGCACACATTGAGCCGCTTCATATCACCCATATCATCAGTGATATTCTCCTCAAACTCCTCATCAGTGAGCATACCCTGTAGATTAAACACATCCTCAAGATCCCACTTTGTACCCTCAAGATCACTGTTTCCAGTTTTCAAAATCATACTCACACCTCCCCGGCATAGAAAGCCGTGATAAACTCAAATACCTTAGGGAAATACTTTTTGAGCTTAGCTACCTCTCTGGTTTTGGTTCCCTCTGAAACGTGCTCCTGTACAATAGCCGTACTCTCAGCCCACATCTCTTGATAGAAATGGTTCTTACCCCTATCCCGGTAAAAGTCCTCAGCATTTACAGGATAATTCATCCTCTCCCACTCTTTACGGAAATCTACAATCTTACCCTTGCGGTACTGATCATAGTAGGGCTCTATCAGATCTTTCCATGATTGCCACTGAGCCTCTGTAGCCGTTACCTGAGAAAGAGTGGGGCTCTTGCTGTGAACAATATGAGCAAACTCATGAGCTACTGTACCAGCAAATTTCTCTTGAGCCTCCTCCATTGAGATCCCATAGATCTCAGCATAGCTCTTAAAGTTTCTCACTGTGAGCCTATGCCTACCCGGTTCATAAAAGCCCAGAGTGATACCACTCCCTGAGCTGGCTTTCTTACAAGCCATTGTATCCACTCTCAGCTTAGCACCTATAGCCCGTGGATTTTTGGTAAATACATCATCCGCTATAGCCAGTATAGCATTTCTCTCCTTTGCTGAGGATACCCCTGAGAGAGCAATATAGTATTTTCCTCCCAGCCTCTCCTCATACACCAGATAATTATACTTGTGATAGCTGGTTTCTACCAGTGAGTACCTCAGATAATACTCACTCTGATTTATCCGGGGATCTATATGCTCAGCCGGGGGTATTTTGAGCTTAAAGGAGCCGGGAGTATCCCACTCCACAACCCTACCCTTAGGATTGAGGATTAGATCCTTTGCCTCCTCCTGATTTTTGATAATAGCATCAATCTGTTTAATAGCTTTCTTATCTGTGAGGCGTTTCCTTTGCTCATAGAGCTCCTCAAGGCGTTTCTCCTCCCAGTCTCCCCACCGTGGAGCTGATCTCAGGCTACTATCAAAGGATTTTCTAATATCTCTACCCAGCTCAGCGGTAAAAGTATCATTGATTGAGCCTGTAGGAGCCGTGAGAGTCTTTTCCATGCCCTTAGGTATACCAGATACACCCGGTACACTTGAGCTTGTTTTAGGCGTAACAGGGGGCTTAGGAGGATTAGTTTTGAAATCCCTCATCTCATAGGTGAGCTTAATCTGATCTGTTTCCAGCTCTTTCATCTTGAGAGTGATTTCCTTATCAATCTTAGCCACTGAGGAAATATCTGTATAGCCTTTTTCCTCCGGGGTATAGATACCCTTGAGCACCCCTGTAGTAGCAAGTTTCTGATCCTGTAGATCTTTTATCTCACCCTCCATCTCAGAGATCCTCTTTTGATACTCCTCTACTGAGTGATAACGGAATACCCTATCATCCTTTAGGCGGTTAGGATCATAAACCAGCTTTCCACCGTTTTTCCAGTCTCTCACCCAGCCCTCTTTTAAGGTACCATCAGGATTAAGTTTATCCCGGTT